CGGACGAGGGTTCCCCACGCTTTTTTAAATACTGAACTCCATCTATTCTTAGGGACTTCAGATAGGTTATGACCTATATCCGATATAGGTTTTATCCTATATTCTTTCTTATCCATATCAAAGTCCACGAAATCTCTTATTTTATGTCTCTTAATGTAATTCCCGTCTCTTAAACAAACTATTGCTGTGTGGAAGTTCTCTCTTATTAACTCAGCGTTTTCTGTGAAAGCTCCTACTAACACCCTCATTTCAACCCCTCCACTATATCGTCTACTTCTCGGTTGAGAAGGTTTGTAATATATACATAGATACTTCTTCTACCTTCGTTCATTGCCATTTTAACCGGGTCAGGGTCGTAAGTAGTTACCTCTACGAAGCAACGCCTCTTTAGGTCGTTTAAGACCTTCTGTCCGTCCTCCCCGTCAAAAACTCTGTGATAGACATTCTGGTTCTCAGTGATAGAGGCTACTAATTCCTTTTCGTGTGCTTTGTTCTTTCTTGTAAAATCTATCATTTGGTCACCCTTCTTTACCTGCTGCTTCAGCCATAGCTAAATCTTTATCGGCGGCTGCTCCTTCTCTAACTGTTTCCGTACCTTGTTTCACCATTTCTAGTTGAGCCATCATCTGTTGTTGTTCTGCTCTACCTTCTCGAATGTCGGCAACTTCCGCGTCATCACGGATAACTTTCGGGTTAGTGTAAGTAAGTTGTGCGATGTAGTCAACTGTTGCATCGAAGTCTATCTTATCAAATACCTCTGGTTTAACCTGTCCTAGACCAGCTATAATCTCAAAGGCTTGGGTGAAGTTCTGTAACTCTAAAGACTTCTGTGCTCTGGCTAGAGGTGATAAGTATTCTATTTGGTAATCCTCACCCTGTAACGAAGGTGGTAAGGGAGGTAAACGGTTACTACGAGCAAGGATTGAGTAAGCTCTTTCTATAACCGGGCTTAACTTCTCTCGCATTATATTCCCTATTGCCGAACCTAAGAGTTGCATTCTCTGGTTGTTACGGACATTGACTTCAAAAGCTGTCATCTTTCCTACTTGTTGGAATAGGATAAATAAATCATTGTATAAGGCTTTTTGTACTGCCTCTTGTTTGTATTTCACATATTCTAGTCCTAGATAGACATTAGCCCCTGTGTTAATAGGGGTGATGTGTTCATTAGGATAACCACTGTTTTTTAAATTCTTTCCACCGGGATTGAAGTTGTAAGGTTTTAAGAACGCCTCATCTGGTATCTCTAAGGGTGGTAGGATAGAGAACTGAGCGCCTAGGATGTTAGTCTTTTCAAGCTGATTAAGCATTTTAATATCAGGTAATATATTCATTACCGGGGATGCGCCATAAGGGGAGAGTTTCATCTTGGAGAATCTGGTCCCGTGGAATGGGAACTCATTATACCCCTTCTCCCGGACTATTGTTTTAAATTCTCTATCTATCCATAGAGCGGCGTAAGGCATATTCTTAGCATCTTTCTTATTAGGATTGTACACATCTCTAGGGAAGACACAGAAGATATAACGGAATTTGGTATTAAAGTCATTCTTGATATAACACTCTCTGGGTTTAGAACCTGCCTTCTCACCGAACTTGTTGATAGCCTGTTCACAGTTGAACTCATACTCCATATAGGCTTTGTTAACCCTTCCTTGGGAGTCAGTATCTATGCAGATGTTTTCCATTGGGACAGAGTCAAATCTAATCCCATCCTTCTCGTCTATCTCGGAGTACATGACATCAGTACCTATCGAGCCTAGATTAAGATAACTCTCTACGTCCTCTTGGTAGAAATTAGACCCGTTGATTAAATGATATATCTCATCCTCTACGTCTTTAAGGTAATCTCTTGCCTCTTTGTCTCCTGCGATTAGCTTCTGATTCCTTGAAGTGATAGAGAACCATTTAGTCTGAGGGCTAGACATATAAGCCTGCATACCTGCTGCGAAGTACGAAAGACCTACAATTGCGGTAGAGTCGTATATATCAGTAGGCAGCTGGTCACCTATGTTCATAACCTTAGTAATGTACGCTTTACGGGGTAGAGAGTGATAAGCCAAGTCTTGCCAGTAAGCCTCAAGAGAAGCTCTGGCTGATTTCATATTTTCGTATATTCTAATATGTCGTGTGCCTAAATCTTCTGCCATATTTAACCCCCCAATAACGATTTCTTCCCAACTGTGGCTTCATCACTCAGCCCTAGTGGAGAGGTGAATACTGTCTTAGTAATAGCTTGCTTTCTTTTCTTCATAGTATCAGCTGCTGATTTAGTTGCCTCTGCTTCTGAGAGAGCTATTCTCTTCTCAGCTTCAGTTTGTTTCCGTTCTGCCTTAGCTACTTGTTCGTCTTGATATTCTAACATTTGAGACTGGCGTTTCTCTGCTTGGTGAGAAGAAGCCATTGATGTCCCGACTGTTGCTGCGGTTGTTGCCGCTGCCGCTATGATAAGAGCCATTGATGTTCCTAATGCCATAATATTCTCCTATAAGGTTTTTATATAGTGGGTTTCAAGTTCTTTAAACCCTAGTCTAGTATAGAACCGATCAAGCTTTGCTGCTTTCAAGTTCGCTAAATGTATCATAATAATATGCTTAATCCCCTTTGCTCGACAAAACTCTTCAAGCTTTCTAAAGAGTAATACTCCATATTTCCTATAAGCTTTTGAGACATACCATATAATCTCTTGATAAACCTTACTCCCGTCTGAGGGGAAGTTGTTGACTATCCCTGCTACTGTTCCTACTATCAAGCCATCTTTCTCAACGACTAAGGTGCTTCCGATACAGAGTTTAAACACTGCCTTAATCTGTTCTGGGTTTACTGCACCAGCGCCATAATCTTTTAAACTCTCTTCAGTGAACTCTTTAATCAATTCGAGTCCATCTTCTATATCCGTTTCTTCTGCTAGCCTAATCTTTATCATATCCACGGCCTTACTGGATCGTGATAACCTGAGACTCCTACCTTATCCGCATATCTCCCTGTTAAGGGGTCGTATCCTGTAATCTCTCTAGCCATTCCTTGTGGTCTATCTGAGCTTGATGTTACTGGTGGTTTAGCTATTTGATTCTGCATAGCCAGAGAGTCTATTAAGTCAGTATATAAAGACTTGAATCCGTCTTGGGTTACGCCTAGCATTTCATTCTCTAACTCTGGAAGCCAAGAGGCATTCTCTGGCATTAGGACTGTATGTCCTGCGACTCGGGGTGCGAGCATCTTCACTCGTTCTAGTTTGTTCCCTTCTTTGGCGTGTTCTATTGGGATTATGTTAAAGAAGACATTCCTCATCTGCATTTCCTTCATTATAAAGGGTTCGAGCATTTGTTTAAACCAGCCTTTCTCTATTCCGAAAGGGAGTCTCCTGTGGTTTCCGTTATAGGGGATGTATTTAATTACTGCATCGAATATCTGATTTATCATCTCATCTGACTTCCAACGACCGTAAATCACGTCTGCTATTATCCAGCGGTTGTCTTCTGTTACTGCGTTAACACAGATAGCCCGATAACAGGCACTGGGGTCAACACTTGAAGCACCGTCTAGAGTTAAGAACCAGTTACAGTTCTGGGTGATTTTATCCAGATAGAGGTAGGAGAATCTTACTAAATCATTGAGGTTAAAGATACGGTTCTCAGGTGTTACGGCTTCGCACATTCTCTCACGCATCCAAACATCCAGCTGTCCTAGAGTCCTATAAGACTGTCTTTCTTTGTTTATAAACTCCATTGAGAACATCTCAGGCCATGAGGGAAGCCCGGACTTATTAAGTACAGCGACCTTTCTTGTTTTGAATCCTAGTTCTTTAGCGTTATTGAATACACGTTCTATGATACACTTCTCCCCGAGGTTGTTACCGATTAGGATTATCTTAGTTGTTTTACCTAGAAATTTAACATCGGATAAGAACCACTCCCAGTCATGCTTTAATACTGTCTCACTTCGGGAGTCTTCAGTGCTTTGAGGGTCATCGGCAATGACAATTTTAGGTCTACGGTCTATATTAGCCAATCCACGAATAGCTGAACCCTTACCATAAGACTCTATACGGACATTGAATACTCTTCCTTCTGCGTCTTTAACGTCTACTGAGAACACCTTAGCTGACTTCTGTTTGACTTCTACGACATTAGCACAAAGGACAGGGTTGGATAGGTACTCTGTCTCTATCTCTAGGAGCTTGTCGGAGGCTAGTGTGGCGTTGTCTTTAATCAGGACGATGTAATCTCTGTCTTCAGTGGGGAACATTAGACAGTAAAGGGGGAAGGCTCTTAGTACGTAATTACCTTTAGCACTCTGTCTAAAGCCTTCTATGGCAAAGTTACCGGGTTCGTTTAATAGTATGTTAGACCAATCGTAATGATATGGGGCTGGTGGGACTTCGTCTTTACCGTTGACTAAGAGATAATACCTGAAGTTGACAAGGTTGTCTTCAGCTAGGTTTACTCTTTCTTTTAGTTCTTGAGTTTGTTCAGCTGATAGATTCATTTTTCTTTATGCCCCGTGGCTTAAACCCAAATGCGCACACAATTACAATTACGCTTGCTAAATACCAATTCCCTGCGAGTAAACATAATAGTATTGCTGAGATAATTAAAAAACCTTGTTTCAATGTTTCCTCGCTTCACTCATCTTGATATCATTCCTAAACAATATTGCACCGATATGGCTAAGAGCTTTACTATAACCATTGACCTCTATGCTAGTTGGGTCTGTCATACATAATAGCTTGTTTAATGCCCTGTATGCTTTGAGTAATTCCTCTATTTTATCAGTCGTTGTTGGGAGTTCCATTAATGTTTCCTCACCTTTACCATATCATCAGAGAGAAAAGGAAGCCCTGCTTTGTACATCTTTCTCCATTCTATTCTCTCTCTTATCATTAACTCTTTGGCTCTATCGAACCTTCCGTAGTCTGTATCTGCTACTAGGGCGTTAATAATCCTTTTTAATTCTTTCTTGGTATCGTCTGCTAATCCTATACTGTTCTTACTCCACCAGTCTATACTCTCTTCTAACATCTTCTGATGTTCTGATGATACCTTGCTCTTCTCAAAGATACATCGCATAGCTGTATAGTGCATTTCGTCTATTGTTAATATCTCTTTTCCGTTAATCTTTACTAACATGCTCTATCCTATTGGTCCCACTATTGGTTTCTAGTTTAGGCTTTGATATTATGTTCTCGAAGAATTGATTGTGGCCTATGTGGATTATTGGTTTCTCACCTTCTATCTCGTGTTTTAATTGTAATTGTAAGTCGGCTGGGTCTTTTCTACTTTGGTCGGCAACCTTGATTGCTCGTTTAATCCAATGCACACGCTTACTTTTCTCCCATTCTACTTGAACTTTTAAGAAATCAGGATTTGCAAATAGTATTTGGTTTACGCGTCTATTTGTCACCCCAAACATTTCCCCTATTTCTTCAGTAGTCTTTAAGTCATCAGCCCATAAAGCGCATATCTTTGCGTCTCTTAGTTTGTTCCTGCCAACTATTTTATCTGGTAATTTCATCTGTTTATTCTGTATTGACTGTTGTTATAATCTTGGTAATTATTGTCTATCTTGTAGATACTGTCATCATAGCGTCTTTCTTGGCTTTGATAACTGCGTGGGGTGAATTGACTATCGGGGTATCTTGCGATTTGTAGGTCTCTAGTTGAGGAAAAGCATACGAGTATTAGTAACATTGGAAGGAAGTATTTCATTCATCTCCTTTTGGGTCTTCTGTTGGGTCTTCTGTTGGGTTCTCTGCGTCAAGGAAAACCACGAATAATATTATTGCTCCTAGTATAAATCCTATTATATAATTCATAAATACAAGCCCGGATAATTAGCCCGAGCTTCTTGGTTTCTCACTCAGCAAGGTATTTTTTATCGAGTCCTGCCTTAAACCTCTGGTTTTAGCTCATTTTACCTATGTGAGATTATCTTTTAAAAGAACTACGGTTTGCAAGTTAGCTTCACTTACCATAAACTACTTCACCATAAAGCACTTTACAACACATAAATACAAGTCGGTGGCAGATTCGTTTCAGAGGATAGCTTTTCCTCTCGTCGGGCTTTAAACCTCTTCTGCCCTTCCGACATAACCCCATTCAAGCCCTTTCGGGAGTCAAGTGGGGAGCAATTTAAAAGAACAAGTCGGCTGTTAGTCTTTGTTAAATCATTAAAGCCTGGGCTTCACCGACATTTAAACCGAGAACCTGAAGAGTTACCCCTTTTTGGTATTTATGATTTGAAGTCATTTACTCGGTATTTAAAAGAACTGGGAGACATTCCTCTTTTGGATATTCTCCCTGCCTAAGCACTAAAACGCTCAGGTCGCTCTTGGGTAAGTTTTCTAAAAACCTTTTAATCGCTTTAATTGCTGTTTTAATATAACTACACCCTGAGCAATGGTGCATTATAGCATATGTGTTTAAAAAAAGCAATCTTTATTTAATGTATTTTTGAACTATTAAAAAAAGTCAGTATAGGCTTATGTTTATTTAGGGTGAAAATAACTGAGAAAAGTGTTGACAAAGGCGTATGATATGTTATACTTTTTTTGTGGTAGAGCAAATGAATAAAATTCATAAAATCAAACTTAACAAAACCCTCGGCGATAAAGTCTGCCTTTCTGGCAATGCTTTACCACAACTCGTCGGGGGTTTTAATTTGGAGGTGTAGAGATGAAAGTAAAAGAATTTGCAGAATTACTTGAAAAACAACAGCTTGAGAGATTAAAAGAGGACGGTTTCACTTACCCAGGGCACGAAGAGCAAGCAAAGACTACAATCAAAGAAGGTAAGAAATACACTAAGGTTGACCTTGGGCATTCTGGTAAGTATATGATTGACAGCGAAGGGAATATATTCGGCATCAAAGGTTATGGAGTGATACATAAGGGGCATCATTACGGAACACTTGAGACGATTAACGATTATTACTGGGGAGATTATACAGCTTATAAAAGGGTTTAAGATTATTAACCTATAACAAAGGGGGAGAGATGACAACATTCAAAGATAACAAAGTAGCTGGCGGGATTTCAAGAAAGGAGCCATTAAATATATTGAAAGGAAAGGCAAAAAGTTTGTAAGTTTAACTAAAGCATTAAATAATCATTTTGGTTGTGAATATGTTAAATAAGGATAGGGGATGGTATCTGTGGGATAGGTAAGGCGTTAATGTTTTGGAGGGTATAAAAATGGGAATAATTTATTTAAGCGTGTTTCTGGCTCTTGTGGCTACTGTGGGTTACGCTATTTACTTAGGGTGTAGATAATCCTTGACATTGGAAAAGTAATCTGGTAAGATAATAGATGTTATGGGCATAGTGAAACATTTAAATTTAAAATCTAAGATTCGGCAGTGGTTTTCCAACCAGCACCTTCAAGGGTGTGCTATGCCCATAGGCTGCCGGGTCTTTTTATTACTGTGTATAACTTGTAATTCTTTTAAAAATGCAAAATGTTAATCCTTCTTTAAAAAATGGGTATCTTTCTATTGCTATAGAATTAGTAGACCAATTCGCCCGGTGTAACATTCCCGGAAACCAAATGCGGATTATGTGGATCGTTATGAGGAAAACGTGGGGCTGGACAATATCTAAAGAAAGAAAAAAAGATTGGGATAGGATTCCTCTTACCCAGTTTGAAAAATTAACAGAAATGAATAGAAGAAATGTCTCCCGTTCTTTAAAACAACTGGTAGCCAAAAGGCTACTCCTGAAGGGAGAAAAAGGTTATAAAATAAACCAAAACTATAATGAGTGGATAGTAGCCAAAAGGCTACAGGTAGGGGTAAATATGGTAACAGGTAGGGGTAAATATGGTAAAAAGGTAGTAGCCAAAAGGCTACACTCAATAGATATTATTAAAGATACTATACAAAAGAAAGAAGATATAACTAACTGGAAAGATACCCCAATCCATTTACAGACTGATTCTTTTAAAATAATATGGGCGGCGTGGCTAGAAGTTCGCAAGAAAATGCGAGTGCCGAATACCAAGAAGTCTCTTGAGTTAGCACTTAACAAACTTGAGAAACACCCCGTAGAGATAGCTATCAAAATGGTAGAGCAATCAGTAGAACGAGGATGGAGAGGTATTTTTGATTTAAATACCAAAAACAAAGGAGGGATAAAAGAATGGTTACGCACGAACAAATTGCAGAAAGATTAGGAAGATTTGAGGCTATCGCTGGATTAGAGTATAATTTTATCAGTATAGACATTTGGTATGAAAAATTTAAAAGTTGGGATGCGGATAGATTTAATTGTCATTGCGGTCAAGTAGAAAATAAAATTAAATGGCATATATTACCAACCCTTAATGACTTTTATAAGGAGAGTGAACCAAAATGGAAGCAACCTTAGGCGATTTTGTAGAATGGAACGAAGCTTTTCACGAAGAACGAGAAGAAAGAGAAGAACTTGACTCTGACTCCCTATGTACCTATGGGATCTCTGCTTTAGATGATGCTCTCTTCTGTATAGGCAAGAATGAACTAATAACAATCGGTGCAGATACGGGAATGGGAAAAACAGAACTCTCCCTCTCCATAGCTCAGCACAATGCCAAGAATGGTAAGCGAGTAGCAGTCTATCATCTTGAGGGTGGACATAAGGAAGCCATCAGGCGTATGAAGTGGAGAGACATAACAGCAAAATACTACGATAATTACAAATATACTAAAACCGATATGGACTTTAAGAAGTGGATGTATAACAAAACACAATCAGATCTATTAGTACAATTAGAAGGAGAAGTCTATAAAGAATACACCGAGAAGTATAAAGACAACCTCTATCTCTATGCCGTAGATGACCAGTTTACTTGTGATAGTCTAATGATGTCTCTCTTAGGTTTTCACGAACTACTGACTACGAACCTAGACCTTGACTTAGTTATTATAGACCATCTCCAATACTTCTCTCTAACTAAGAGCGATAATGAGATAAGCGAGATAACTAAAATACTCCGAGAGGTCAAGAGGATAACTGAATATTACAATATCCCTATAATCCTAATATCACATCTTAGAAAAAGAGGGAAGAACGCTGGTCTACCAACTCACGAAGATTTTTACGGTTCGGGTAATATAGCTAAGATTTCAACTACTTCAATCATGATCTCCCCAGCTACCGACAAGGATAGTATCTCCCGGAACCTATACCCTACTTACTTACGAGTAGTTAAGTCTAGGGTTGGTGTTCGACCTAACTATGCTTTCTTGTTAAACTTTGACTTAAACCAACGAAAATATGAGGATGAATATAGTATCTATAGGGTTAATACATTCGGTGAGGTTGGAGACAACTC